GAAATCATATGAGTGATTTATTAAAAGAAGCAATTGCAGATGCAAAAGCAGTTCGTGAAACAGCTCTAGAAAATGCAAAAGCAGCTCTTGAAGAAGCTTTCACTCCTCAAATCAAATCTATGTTATCAGCAAAACTAAAAGAAGATGATATGGATGATGAAGCTGAAGAAGGCATGCATGATGAAGATATGGATGACGATGAAGCTGAAGAAGGTGCTCACGAAGGTGATGATGATGAAGTTGAAGAACTTGGTCCTATCGCTGCAGCAGGTCTTGGTGCTTTAGGTGCAAAAATGATGGATGGTGAAGAAGCTGAAGAAGGTGCTCACGAAGGTGAAGATGATGATGAAGATGCTGAAGAAGGAATGCATGAAGAAGATAATCTTGACTTAGAAGCAGTAATTAAAGAGCTTGAATCTGAACTTTCTGAAGGTGAAGATGACGATGATGAAGATGCTGAAGAAGGAAGAGGCATGAAAGAATCAGAAGAGTCTGAAGAAGCTGTTGCAGAAGGTGAAGAAATAGAAGAAGAGTATGAAATTGACGAAGCTACTCTTGAAGAAGAAGACGAGATTGAAGAAGAAGTTGATATGTCTTCTGGAATCGGTTCTGGTACTGGAAGAGGAAATACAGATGCCTCATCTGGAATCGGAAAAGGTGGTCAAGAAAAAGCTAAGAAAATGGAATCTGTAGAAGCTGAATTAGCTGAATACAAAGAAGCTGTTTCTTTCCTAAAAGACAAACTTCACGAAGTGAACATTTTGAATGCAAAACTGCTTTACACAAACAAATTGTTTAAAGAGTATAGTTTGGATAATAATCAGAAATTAAAAGTGGTCGAAACTTTTGATAGAGCCCAAACAACTCGTGAAATTAAATTAGTTTACACAACTATGGCAGAACAACTAAATGAAAATAGTGGTGTAATTAAACGCAAATCAATTAAAGAATCAGCTAGTGCTCCTGTGAGTTCTACTAAACCTTCTAAAGAATCATCAAAAGTGATTACTGAAGAAGCTCAAGTAGCTGACAGATTCAGAAAATTAGCTGGTATCTTGAAAGGTTAGGAGAAAATAAATGTCAAACTATATAAATGAAGCTTTACTTGACTCGTCTCCAATGAAGAAACAACAAGAAGAATCTAAACATTTAGTATCTAAATGGGATAAAACAGGTCTTCTTGATGGTCTGAATGAAGATTTTAAAAGAACTAGTATGTCTGTTCTTTTAGAGAATCAAGCAAAGCAATTAATCAATGAGTTTTCAACTTCAAGTCCTAATGCAGGAACAGCAGGTGGAAACTACAAAGGTGACGAAGAATGGTCAGGTGTTGCTCTTCCGTTAGTTCGTAGAATTTTCGGTGAAATAGCAGCTCAGGAATTCGTATCAGTTCAACCAATGAACTTACCATCTGGTCTTGTATTCTATCTTGATTTCCAACACGGAAAAACAAGAGGTGGATTCACATCAGGTGATTCAATTCACGGTAAAACTGGTCCTTTCTCACCATCAGGTTCATCAGCTCCATTCCCAGATGGAGGATTCTACGGTG